CTGAAGAGCCCCAGATACCCAATGGGTCTGACCAGCCGAAGCTGTAACGCTCACGAGCCTTGTAACGAACGTTACCGGTATCGAAGTCACCGTCCATAGACGTAGACATCGCGGTACGCACGAAGTGCTTCATGCCGTTAGGAACGTCGGTCTTGATAAACCATGCGTTGCTGTCGGTCAAGAAGTGGTTCACAGTAGAACCGCCGGGGATTGAGCCCATGTTCTTCAATGCGTTGATGTCGTTGTCGGCAGTACCAACACGCTGGTCAGTCTTCAACAGACGATCAGCAACAAACATCAATGAAGGTGGAATCACCAGCTTAACAGGCTTAGCAGCGATCAAGAGACCACGCTCATCAGTCCAACCAGCGATCTGGATAACGGCGGCTTCCAAAGAAGTCTCGTTCAAATCGACTGCAGTAGCTGGGCTGTTGTAGTTAACGCCGCCGCCAACGGTTGGGTGACCAACGCGAGCTGAGCTGCTATTAACACCGGCCAAAGAAACACCGTCACCGCCGAGGTATGAACCGCTGAATGCGTTGTTCAACACTGAAGCAGCTTTAACTTGCTTAGTGTAAGACATTGCGCGGGCCAGAGCCTTGGTGTAGCGAGCAGACAAGCTGTCGTACAAGTTGTCTTCAACTGCTTCTTCCGTGATGGAGAAGCCCAAAGCGATAGTCTCGTGGTTGTAACGGGTAGACCATGCCTCTTGAGCATTGTCGTAGGAGATAGCAGAGCCTTCAGCCTTAACTGGGGCGGCGCTAAAGCCTGACAACTTGGTCTCTTCTTCGAATGAGCGCTCTGAAGATTCAGTTTCGTAAATCTCTTTGTGCTCTTCGCCGTAACGAGAGTACTCCATACCGAACAATGCGTTCAGACCGGGGAGGAGTTCTTTAAGTAGTTGACTACGTGAAATTGCCATTTTTTATACTCCTTACAGGCCAACAGCGTTAGTGTAGCTGTGGGCACCGGGGTTGAACTTCACCAACACGTCAGTGTAAGCGTCGCCTGCGGGTGAGGCGAAACCGACAATACGGAAGGCGGCGGCGGTAGTTTGAACGGTAGCATCCAAAGCGCTAGTAGAGTTACCAGTCTGGGTAGAACCAGTAGAGGTGCTCTGAACAGCAGCGAAGAATGTGTTGGTGCCCAAAACTGTTTGTGCGCCAGAACCATCCAACTGAGCTTGGAATGTAACGTTGGGGTCAGTCACGACATAGGCCTTGACCACGCCTGTAGTACCGCTGGGGTAGTATTGGCTGTGAATCACTTGACCTTGTGCGTTGACGTACTCGCAACCAACAAACACACCAATAGCGCCGACGCCAGAGCCGCCGAGGTTGTTAGTAGTGATGTCTTCGCCGGTAGCGGTAGAGATAGCCAGATAGCCATCAGAACCGACAATCACGACTTGACCATTGAAAATGTTGGTGGCTTCGCCAGCTGGATCAATCAGAAATTCTTCCGTTGCGCCAGCATAAGGCATGCCATCAACACGCTTGACGGGTTTTAGCCCGTAGGGTGCAGCAGTATTTGCCATATTAAAAAACTCCTAAATTACTTAGAACCTGAACCAAACCCGCCTCCGCGACTGTTCGTTGACTTGCGGTCTGAGAACAGCGGCATCCGAGGGTCACTGTTTCGCATGAAGTGGTTGTCCACTGAATCCATCTGGGACTGAGCCTGTTGGTTATAGTACCGGTCGCGAGCTTCCGCCATCTCTTGGGACATCTTGCAGAGCATTAGTCCTCCGATCTCAACGTTACCTGTTGCGTCGTTACCCATCAGCATCAATTCTGGATGGTCTGCTGCTTTGACCGGTTCCCAGCCCTCACGCATCTTTTTAGACACGTTTGTCGGATCAGCCTGTCCCATGATATGCGTAGCAATCCATCGGTAGACATAACCCGGTTCGGGAGTTGGGTCTGGCAGCGCGCTCGGCGGTACGTATACAGCACGAGCATTTTTTTCGCGTGAGTTAAGGTCACGAGGTGTACGGTTTTCAGCCATTTGATTTCTCCATCTTTGCCAATTCAACAGCATATTGCTGCGGGGTTAATCCAAACTTTTTAGCCAACGCAACTTGCGTAGGGGTTAGCTGGACTTTTCTAGCGCCAGTCGAACGTGTCGCTGGTGCCACAACCGTGCTCGGCTTTCTGAAGCCATCACCGGACTTCGGCTTGTCATCATCCCCGAAAAATTCGTGGAACGTTGACTTCATGCGAGCATTTATTCGCTCGAAATACTCATCACTGCGGGGGTCTACCCCCGAATTCACTAGCTTCTGATGCAGCCCTAGTGCAAAGCTGGTCATTTCCTCGTATCCCGGAGCGCCGAACCACTGGTTTTTTGCCTGCCAGCGCAGGGTTTTGTCATCGACTTGCTGCGGTTGCGATACGTTTTGGGTAGTTTTTACCTCATCTTCG